CCTGACGTTGGATAAACTTGAACGTTATCATATTGATTAGATGTATTAACCCATTTAGCCACAACTTCTGCCCTTGACGGAGCTGTTCCTGCTCCTGCTACTACATTTTCTGCCATGTGAATTATAATTAATTTTTCTTCTGCTGAAATATTAACAGCATAAAATACATGGAAAAAATCAAGGTTATTAACTTGAGCAATAATATTGGTTTGTGATGTTCTTACTGTATCTGTTCCACCATCATTTGATTCCCTTGAAGCGTAATTTGAACCTGTGTCTATTGACGAACTACCAAATCTTATTCTAGCGTTAGTTGATGTGGATTTGATTACATGAGATAAATTAACATTAAATATGGTAGATGTTAAATCAGATATTGTAACTCCTGCATTTGTTCCTGTTAATGTGTCAGGTGTTCCATTCTTAGCCCAAGCCATTTTAATTCCCCCATAAGTGACACTCATTGTGGCACTTTTTACATAGTGATATTCCGTTATTGATGTTTAACATTAACTGTGGATAGTTTTTCTTATGAATGATATGATGTGAATTAACTGCAATTTCTCCACAATTTTGGCAAATATTATTATCTCTTTTCCTTACTGATTTACTCCAACTTAGAAGATACCATTTAACTTGAGATAATGTCATATTAATTTCATCTCCTAACTTACTGAATATTCTATTCTTGTTTTCTATTGCTTTCTCTGGGTGTTTTTGATAAAATCGTTTTACAGTTTCACTATGTTTAATTTTCCCCTCTGGGGTTTGTCTTTGTTGTTTTAATGTTTTAAGATAATATCTAGCATTACTTTCCTTACCACATTGTTTCCTTTTTTCTAAATCTTTGTAAGGCATAATTAGTCAGAACCCCATATTCTTAGTTTAGATGTATCATTATGCGTTCCTGCACTCCAAAGAAAATCTAACTCTGTAATCTGTGATGATGTGTTTGCCCACTTACCAACAACTTCCTCTCTATGTGGAGCCGTTCCTGCTCCTGTGGTATCTACACTAATAGATTGTTGTATGTATAATTTCTCGTTTGCTGAATTATTAATTATAAAGAAATTGGTTAATGTTTGAAGATGCTGATGTGCAATTTCTCCACCTATGTATAATCGTCTGATAGCAGTTCTTGTTCCCTCGCCTGAACCATCATAATTTTCCCTGCTAGAATAATTGCTTCCTGTGTCGTTATTGAAATTTAATTCATAGTTTGAATTTCCTGTCCTGTTTTGGTCAGAATATATTTGTCCCCATAGATATTTTTTTGCTGTAAAAGTTCCACTTGATAAAGTTGCACTTCCACCTGCTGCATCTACACTTGCTAATGGTTCCCAAAAGTTTGTAGTATGTGTATCAGTAGGATCCCAACCTAAAACTACAAGTTCAGACCCACTATCATAATTAACAGAAGCATGGAATACAGATAATACATCTAATGGATTTGAAGTGTTTGTCCATTTCCCTGCTAACTCTGTTCTATTTGGTGCTGCTCCTGCTCCTGATGCTGCTATAACATTACTATGGGATATTAGTAATTTTTCTTGAGCTGACCGATTAGCAATATATCCATTAACAAAAACAGAATTATCCGTTCCTGCGTTTTGTGAAAGTCTTAATGCTGATGTTGATGTTGTTGTATATTCTGTACCATCCAAAGCACGTCTATAAGCATAATTACTACCTGTGTCTATTGTAGAATTACCCATTCTCATATCAATATCTATTCCTGCTGCTGTTCCTTTAATATCGACTAAGAATTGATAGTATCTTTTATCTGCTAATGAAGTTACATCAATATCTGTTCCTGCACTTCCCAAAGTAGTCCTTCCTAGTTCTACCCATCCACCTACTCCACCTGCTCCACCAAACTGTAAAAATGGATTAACAACAGTAGTTGCCATCAGGTTTGATATCCTATAATATATACCTTAAGTCCTATACCCGTGGTCGTATTACCTACTTTATCTATATCTATAGTTATTTCTGCATCGTCTGCTAGTGCTGTGTCTGTTACTCCTGGGGCTGTAGCTGCTGTCGTACTTGTTGTTTCTGATGCGTCTATTGTTATTTTATTAGTAGCCATAATAGTAGTTCCCCCGTCATTAATATCTACTGTGACTAGACATGCACCAGTGGCGGCTGTATTTAATGATGCCCTGACATCTGTTACTGTAAATGCATATGGCATTCTAAATGTGGTCTTTGCTGTACCTGTAGTTAAACATGATGTCTCATCTGAAGCTGCTAATATAAAGGCCTCCGTTTTAGCACTTATTGCCAATTCTGATAAGGCCATATTTTTTCTTAAATTAGTGAATGTTATCTTCTTTGTGGCAGCTGGACATGATACATCTACTATTGGTATTAGGTCACAGGACTCTCCTGTGGCTAGGGCACATAATGCGGTTATCTTTGAATCGGCCATATCACTCTAATAATATATTGTCTCCATCCTCTAAAAGGATTGCGTATCCTGTCTCCTGTAATAGGTTTTCTGGGTCTGCCACAGCCACATCATATCCACTAGTGGTGTATCCAGACTCTGTAAATCCACCCACAATTGTATCTGAACCATATATAACACCACTATTATATGCGTTTTGATTGTATATACCTGGACTCACAATAGTTACTGTTATACCATCTACTAAGCATAATGTCTCTACAAATACGGTATCACATAGAGTGCCTGTTATCACGTTAAAGTCATCAGTCATACATAATACTTCCTCTAATTGCTCTGAACATCTTATTGATTTTACTTCTGTTATGGCTCCCTCCAAATCGTGTAATTTCTCTATAATCTGTTTCTCATATTCGAGATCATCAAATTTGAACTCACCCACCAATACATCAGTTTTCATTTCTGGGTATCTCCATGTCAATGATTTAACTACAAATGAATCATCTATTGATTTAATATCATTAACAACTCTCACTACATCTCCTTCATTTAATGAGTTCTTCATTGTGCCTAATTCTAGTTTTAACGATGCTCTAATTTCCTTGAACCTATTTAGATACCCATTGATGAATCTAATACCATCATTTCTAGTCCTAATCCAAGGCATGACAAGTCTCTTACTATGTCTTCCATATAATGCTATACTTGATTCTTTCTCACCTCTTATGAGTAAAGGTAATTCATATTGATATTCAACAAGTATATTACAGGCACCACATGCAGGTGCACATGTGAATGTTATTGATTTTTGTATAACGCATGTGTTATAATCATCCTCTGGTGTTTGTTCAACACATGATATTAAAACTCTACTTGATATTGCACCATGACATATTATGAATTCTGTTTGACATCCATCACCACTGAATGATTGAATTGCTGTATATTTCTTATTCTCACCTATAACTAACAAATCATTGATTATTTCGGTATCATCTTCTACATCCTCAAAATTTCTAACATTACCCCCATGTGTGAATACAAAGCATGTGTTATTAAATGCAGAGTCATGTATATGAAACTGATTAAGTGCATCTGTATGAAATGTTCTTCCTGATAATTGTGTCATATCCCTTATTATATCTATCAGCTTACCATCTGCATTATATCTTGATATGATTATACCACTACATGTCCCGTGTATATGTGGTATTAATGAAGTATTTGCACGTACAAGATCTTCTATTATAAATTCAGGTGATCTACAGTTATATTCTTGTGCTCTCACTTCTGTTATACCTAGGTCTGCTCCAAATGACTGTGCTACTATGTTTTTCTTTAATATTTCTTTTGTTACTTTGGTAGCATTTCCCCCGAATTTCATTACTGATGTTGAGGTCACACATGAGTATACCCTTGTTGCCTGTACCGTATTTAACGATTTCCCATACAATCTTAGTGTGTTTATATCTCCACAGAAATAGGCTGTTTTGTTATGGTTTGTTCCTATCATCATAGCAGGGGCACATAATGTTAAATTAGACCCAACAGTTGCTGTGTTTTGTTCAACATTATCTACATCCAAATGAACAGTATTACAAGAATCTCTATACACCCTAATATAATGCCAATCAAAATCATTATACAGCGTACCACATGTCTTTATTAGGTTTCCATCTATCTCTGCTACTATATCACCAACTGCTAACCTATTAACAGATATGGCAAATCCGTTACCTGATAATGTTCTTCTTGCAAGTAAGTATTGTGTAGTACAACTTTGGAATCTAGTCCATAATGATATATCAAAATTACCAGTAAAATCATGATCAGTTGTGTATGGTATCTCTGCAAATGAATCAATACCATTGAATCTCATAGCACATCCAGTTCTACCTGACACATGTGACTGAATTCCTTTATTAAATACGGATCTATTATCCTCCTCTGTTATTTTTTTGGAAGCCCATATACTTACATCATCCATAGCACCCAAATATAATGGAGTACCATCTGCATATGATGCTATTGTAACCAATGAACAGTTTAATGTACAAGTTGTTAAATTATTAGTTATTACTCCTTTTGTATCAGCATCTCCATTTATGTATATTGATATAGCTGACCCCCCACACCCAGGAATTCCATTATATGTTACACCCAAATGAACCCAGGCACATGTATTGATTGAAGTATCACCTCTTATATGTAATTCACTTGAACACGCTGTACTTGTTATCCTAATTTCTGGTCTACCACATGAATCTAAACTAACTTCCCATCCTTTATCAGTTGATACTGTTGCTTTTTTGGATATTATAGGAACACTAACATCTGATGTTTTAACCCATGCAGATACACTAAATGGTGTTGTTTGATCAAAATCATAAACACATTCTGCTCCTACGGTAACATAATCATTACAACCATCAAAATCTATAGCCTTTGTATTTAACTTACCACAAGTACCTACTGGTGCACCATTTCCTATTATACATGCTTCTCTATAACCATCTGATATTATGGTGCATGATGTTGTACAGAATTTTAATTGTAGGTCCCTACGTGTGGTTGCTATTGCACCATATCCATCATTATCTAATCCTGATTCATCTAAAACTTCACCCTGGAAGTTGTACATGCCTACAATACAATTAAGGTCTACGGCATCTTGTAATATTTTTATCTCATCACTAACACAAACGGAAGAACCTGCTGGGAATACCAATATAGATTCATCAATAGCTCTCTCTCCTTCTAATTTTACCTGGGTTTCTATTACTGGTGTCGTGACATTATTTACTAATACCTTTACTCTTGCCATCTCTATTCACTTGCTACTGCATCGCCTGCTATAAAGTCTAATGCGGCAGTATATGTTACTGGTGTCGCAGCAGATTTAGTGAAAGAGATTCTTCTAATATAACCTTGTCTTGCTATACCATCAACTAATATTCTATATTTAGCCTCAATACTGTAAGGTTGAAATACATTTAACAAATAGTCAAGTTGTTTTGCAACTGTATTTACAGGATATATATCAGAACATGCATCACAGGTAAGTGAGTCTGGTGTACATGGATTACCATTAATATCAGCTAAACATGTCAATGTCCATGATACGTTTATAGATAACCTATTACCCTCTGCTTTTACTAATATATTACCAAAGTCCTCTGTTTCTGGGATAGGAAAGTCTCCTGCAGGGGATTCCATATTAAACTCTAGGCTTTCAAAATTATTTATAGTTATAGCCGTACCATCAGGTAGTAATCTAGAATTACTACAATTGGCAGTATCACATGTTACTACTGCAGCACCTGCTGAACAATCAATACCTTCTACAGTAACACCATCAAATCCTAACACTTCTCCATTTGCGTTCAATTTTCTTACAAAGTCTGGTCCTGAAACCTTGGTTATAACTATATCACTCATACAATACCAGCCCTACTTGTTGATTCTTTCAATAGTCTTAAGATAGTTGGTTTGAGTTGTCTCTCTACGTCTTGTACATTGCTTGCGTTAATAGTAATATTGAAAGTGTTTCCCCCTGTTGAACCACCTTTACCGTTTAATGGTACAACTGCCTCTGGACCTGACTCACCCATAAGATATCCTTTACCAGTTTTTTGTCCAAATCCTAATACAGGCTCGTTTAATATACCACCCTTTGCAAGTTTGTGTAAAGTCTTTATCTGACCTGTTTGGTGTAGATTTTTATAATATGAATATGCTGCTGGTGATAATGTCTGTGTAGTTGTATGTCCTGTTGATTTACCATCTGGTCCATACCATGCTATAAAGTATTTTTTAGAGTTAGGTGCTTGTATATTACCTTCTGTATCTTTTATCCATGAATCATATGCTCCACTATTTCCAAGTGCTCTCTCTGAACCAGTTGCATCATCTTTTTTAGATTGTATATTGGCTCTAGCTAGAACGGATGTCACTTTTTCCACAAGACTCGACATCATTGATGCAGCACTACCTGCATTTTTTTCTATATCATTAAAATGACCTTCTGTTGTAAGCATATTAAATGCAGATGTAATTGAACTTGTCTTTATGTTAGATGATTGTCCTTGTGATGCCGTCATATCCTCTCCCATATTTTGCCATCTGGACAATATGTCTAGGGCTGAACCATTTGTTGCTTCTGTGTGTTCTTTTATTTCTTTAAAGTCATCTGATATTAGCTCCCCGAAATCACCTGTACATGCGTAAGCCATGAATGGGCATGTACCTCCTTGATTACCTCCAGTAGGGGATGTGTTGTTTGTTCCCATAGCACCTGGGAATTGCCATTGTCTACCGTTATCCTGTCCTGAGAAAAAGTCTTTTATTAATTCCCAATTATTATCTCCTGCTTTATCACGATTCTCCATATAATCAGCATATCCTTTATCCTGTGCTAATACGTAAGGTTCTATTAGATTCCAAAATACCATCTCACCGGCCATTTGAGGACCTACACTTTTAACTCCACTTTTCAATGCACCTTTAAGTGCTTTAATTATATCATCAATACTCATGGTACTACTTCCTAGACCTGCAGGTGAATTTGGTTTCTGAAACCATTTTTGTATATCTTTAAGTGGATTCCATCCAGTAGATCCACCTTTAGGTCCTACTTTTTTAGGATTAGTTAGTATGTCATCTATTGGATTGTTAGCAAGCATTACATCATCGAATGTTCTTACTATTATATCAGCAAGTTTTTTAGGTACACCTTTGAATGCTTTTGCAATATCATCACCTAAAGTTTTGAATTTATCTGGTATTGTTGTTTTAAAGAATTCACTCATTTTTAACCATGCTGATGATAATGATTTACCTACATTTGCGAATACATTATTTATTATTTTATTAACTGACATAAACACTTCTTGTATTTTGTTAAAGAATCCAGTCATAGTTAGTTTTAAATAATCTGGGACATTCTTCATACTTGAGAATGCTGCAGTTAATTTACCAAGGAAAGTACCAATATGAAGAATCATATTATCTATCATAGTTGCACCTGTTCCTAAGAACCATGCATTCATTTTACCTAGGAATGTCATTAATGGTTGCATTAGAGACTCATGGAATGATATTCCACCTCCTCCACCTGTACCTGCAGATGGTATTTTACTATAATCTCTTTGTTCTGCTCCTATGAACTCTATTGGTGTTAGTGCACCTTCTGGTCTTTCTCCTTCTGGATATGTCATACCTGCCAACATACTTGTATTTTCTGGGTTATTACCGAAGAATGCGTTTAATCCACCATGTATTGCTGCTACTATTGCTCCTATTGGGTCAGTGAATACATGTATTAATCCTAGTAATCCTTTTCCTAAAGAGTCCCCCCATTTCTTAGCAAGTTTAGCACCACCCTTGTAAGCTGGGATAGCAACTTTCTTTACAAACTCAATGAGTAAAGGTCTAAGTAAGAATCCTATAAAGTCTCCTATTGGTCTTAAGATTAACATAATACCTACATTAAGTAATTTTAACATTGCTTGTAGTAATGGTGATGAATCTATGATTAGTTTTGACATACCTGCACCTGCTAATAGACCTGCCCCGATACCGACAAGCATCATAGGTCTTGCTTTCTTTTCTAGAGTTCTGTTTTCTTCAATCTCTTTCATACTCTCCTCAAACTCTTCTTGTGTGATAGTTCCTTTACCTCTACTATTCTCTAACTCTGATACCATCTTACTTCTTACGTTTTCTCTGTCTTTCTTACCACTCCACATTGATCTTAGTTGATCAAACATGGCACCACCTGCAGATCCAGCTCTACCACCTACAAGACCACCAATCAATGAACCTGCTCTACCTGAATGTCCACCAGATCTTCTAAGTAATTCATTCTCTTTAGCAAGTAATTTCATTAAAGTTTGTCTATGCTGAGTCTGTTTCTCTAATGTCATGGCAAGTTTATGTGCATGTGTTTTACTGGCTTCATCTATTACGGCCATTTTCTTTTTTAAATCTAACATTACTTTTGCCCTTTTCTCATATTCATCAGCAGATTGATTAAGACCTGAAAACATACCTCCTGAACTACCACCTTTGAAAGTATCACTAAATCCTTTGGTTGCTTCTTTAAATGCCTTTACAAGTTTCTTTGTTAATTCCTGCTCGTCTACCTCAACACGTAGCTTATAATCTGCCATATAATTATAAATGTTTTGATAGATTTAAAGATTTACTAAGTTAATTTGATTCCATCTTTCATATATTTAGTAGTATATGCTATTAGTCGCTTGAGGAAGACGGCTCCGTGGTCGTCTGTTTCTCTTTTGGTCCATCCGAACTTGGTTGCACAGAAGGCGTAGGTTCCGAGGGTAAGTCGTTCTCCTCCACTGAGCCCATGAAGCTCGTCATCCAATCCCCTAAAAAATTAACTAGAGGGTATTCTTTGGATATGTTCTCCAATACAATGTTCATTGTTTTGTTTGGTACAGCATTAATCTGTTGTTCATTTTTGAAAGTAAATGGTGCTGTTCTAATAGTTTTAAGTAATAGTAATTTACGATAGTTTGCTATGTTAATCTTTGGTTTATTGACATCTGTAAGGTCTACTGATTTATTGATAATAAGTTCAGTGTCCCCGAATGATAATTCTGTCTCAAATTCTACGGTTTCTTTCTTACCTTTGAAATCAATTTCAAAAGATTGTAGTACCATATAATATGTTATGTTGATAGATATATAAGGGTTGTGTTATACCTTTTCTGGTACACCGGCTGCTGCTACACCGTTGACGGCTGTGACAGAAATACCTGCTGCTTGGAATGGTAGATCTTCAAAGATTGGTTCGTTTGGCTCAATGTTCACTGAATGTGAATCTATTGCAATACCAGTAAGATCAATCATGATCAACCTTGTACCGGCTGCTGCAGTGATAATACCTCCACCAGTGTCAGTTCCTACACCGTTCCAAAAGATTAATCTTAATGTTGGTTGTGAAACAGCTAATGCTGGTGCACATGCCACGTTACATCTTGTGTCATTTTGTTGTGCAAATATCTTTGTCAATTCTGAAACATCTTCAAATGTTAGTTTAAAGTTACCTGTTAATTCAAATAATCGTCTATATTTGTCAACTGCTACTGAGTTACCAATTCCCCACAAATGTTCTGTGTTTTGACCAATAGAGAAACTCACATCTTGTACTTCTGCTATTGCTGTATCACATATTGCAACACACCAATAAAGTCCACCATGAGCAAATGTATATGGAATATTATCACAAATAGATTGACTTGCTGCACATGCACATAGTACACATGCACCTACTGTTACACCTTCATTAGCAAAGGCTGCATCTAAACTTACTTTAACTGTTTCACCTACACTTGTACTGAAACTTGCTGAACTAATCAAAGCACCTGTCGTTGTTCTTAAAATATCACATGAGCCATTTTCAAATCCTACTTCCATACTAAATGAATGTGGTTCTAGAGTTGCTACTGTTGTGTCAACGCACCATGAGTGTGTTACTGGGTCTGATGCACCACATGTAGTAAGTACACGAAATCCTAATAGGTTAAAGAACCATGCATTTCCTAATACAAATTCTATTGAAAATGAACCTTGTGTTTGACCATAGGCGAATGTTTTAACTTGCACATCTCCTAATTGAGCTAATGGTATTTTATTATTTGTAAATTGTAATGAGGAAACTTTTTGTTCAAATCCGAATGCTACACGATCTTTTGCTGCAGCACAGGTAAATGCACTAACATTGAATGCAGCTTCTTCGGCCCATTGAATATATGCATACGCACCTGTTAGAACCATACCTATAATGCCATTATTTTATATATAAAGATTTATACGAAGGTGTGTGTCTGAGCATCCTGGTATTTGAGGTCTATAAGGTGTCTGAACATGTTTCTGTAGTCTTGGTTTCTAGTCTCTGATTTGGTTATAATTACTTGTAAAAAGCCCTGTACATTACGTCTAATGATGTTCTTAAGTATTCTAGATACCTCTTTAACTACTATATTCTGTCTAGTGATCCCCCCTGACTGATATGTTCTAACGTCTATCTTTACGGCTAGTTCATGCCAATGTGCTTTTCCGAACAAATCGAATGGATCTATAGTCTCATTTAATGGTGTTATTATTATCCTCTCAGATACATCACCGTCAAATCCTACTACTTTCTTATCCCATACCAAGTCAACTGTAGGTGCTGTCCCAACACATGGGGTACATGCATCTCCCCAATCACATGAAAGGGCTGTCTGCAAATCTAATATAGCATCATATGTAATCATGGTGCACTCCCTGGTCTTACAAAGTCAGTTAAGAATTTATCTACCCAATAATATGAGTCAATACCTTCTTCTAATATTCTCTTTTGTGCTGCTTTAACATATAAATGTAATTTAGGATCTTTTTTGCTTACACCTTGACGTTTAATCAACCAATTTTTAATCTTTTCATATGGTGGCTCTTTCTTCCATATCCAATCCTTACCTGTATCTGATGCTGCTACGGCCCATTCTTCACTGCCTATCAATTTTGCTGCCTCATCATACACTATACTATCTTTTTTATCACTATCGTCAAAATAATATGTACATAGGTTACTAAAATCATCCCTCATCTTATCTCTTATTTCTTCTCCCATTTCACGCATCATTCTCTTTCTAATTTTACCCCAAGAATGATTATTGATTTTAAGCCATCCGGTCATGGTAAAACATACACTTCCTCACGGTCACGTATGAGTTTATCTACATCTTCTTGCCATTTCTCCATAGCCTGTTCTTTATTGATAGAACCACCAAATTCAAGGTCATCCATCTTAATTGAGGATCTTAGTAAATCAATACATGTTAGTTTAACTACTGCGTCTTCTATGTCATCTGGTACAGTTGTTTCTCCATATCTGTATGTTACTCTTATCCTGTTTCTTCTTAGGATTGTGAATATAAGCCCCCTTAGATAGATCTCTCCTTTGATATATTCTACCTCATAATTCTGTTGGCTTGCTGCAGTACATTCCCATTGACTGGTTGAACCTTTCCATAATTCAATCATATCACCGGCACATGTATCTAATGCAGTACAACTACAAGCACATACTTTGATATTTCTATGTTTAAGTGTAAGCATTGTACCCCATCCAAATGTGTACATTAATGGTAAGTCAAATATTTCTGTGGATGTTTTAGTTCTCCAAGCATGTCCTGTTCTACGGTCAACCCTATCCTCAGCTCTTTTGATTAATTTCTCAACCTGGGCTATAGAAGGACTTGTGCATGCTGAAATTGTTATTCTTAGAAAATCTGCTACATCTGTGGTTGTTGCATAACAAGTTGCCATATTATATAAACGTTCTAATAAGATTTAAAGATTATTCGTAGATGACTACTAGTCTTCCTGTGGTGCCAGCAGTATGATCTATATATATACCATTCTTAACTGGATGATTGATATACGGCATTAGGATAGGACCATTAGTTATTGCATTATTATCTACTGTGAATATAGAGTCCCCGTTTCCACCAGATAGAGTTGCACCACTTGCTACGATAGTACCTTGTGCTGAAGATATGTCTATTAGGTTTGCTTCTGTACCTATTGTACCAGCAGTTACTGTAACTACGGCTGCACATGCCGCTGCTGTTTGATCTATAGTTGTGACAGTTATACCTGTTCTACAATCACATGTAATTGATGCTGCTAAATCTGTGGCTGCTGCACAGTCTGATGTATCTATTGAGAATTGAGTATTACCACCTTTGACTCCTGCTACACCTGTATAAACTAAACCATTAACTGTTACTGTATCACATGCTACGGCACATGCCAATGTGAAGGTTCCAGTTGCTGCTGTTGCTGCTGTGCCATCTCTAATGATCCAGGTATTATCTCCTGACTCTGTGACATATGCTGCTTTTAAAATTCCGTGACCTGTCTTTGCTAAGGTATCTGTAATAGTAACCTCAACTAGATTATTCTTGTCACCCATGTATTAAGTTATATAAATAGATATATAAGGATTATGATATAAAAAAAGAGTAGGCACTATTTCTAGTAGCCGAATACTCGAATCTTGATTGCCAGACTGTTAGTAATTGCTGATGCATTTGCTAACTCGGTTAAAGCTTCTGGGGTTGTATTGACACCTGCTGAATCGTCATTGATATAGCCGTATGCTTTTACTTTACCTGTAGCTGCTGCATTTAAAGCGGCTGGCACGTATTCAAGTAAAAGGCCACCATCATTTGAAATAACTGATGCTTCCAAAATGGTGCTCAATCTACCGCCCAGTGAAAGGTCAACTGTTACCCCACATGTTGCATAGTTATCACATGCTCCAAAAGTAACATCTACTATTGTTGTTTTCAATTTAGATGTTAGTTCGGATTGTACGGATAAGGTTTTCCCTGTAAGATTTTCCCAATCTGAATCCACTGCGACTGTTAAAGCCATATATAAATGTGGTCAAGATGATATATAAGGATTGGTATAAAAAAAGTCACCTAAAACACCCACTGTTTTAAGGTAATTGGGTTCGTATGTGGTTCGATTAAAGTTTAATATCTCTAATCTTACCTTGAGCGATGAAACTTCTACAAACAACTTCACCCATAGTTCTGAATACACCTTTCTCAACGAATGCATTGTTGATGAATGGATAACCAGGACTTCTGCGTGTTGCTTCATAGTATTCTGTTGGAATTGATACCATAATACCCATTCTTGGATAACCATACCCTTCTGCATCAGATGTATCTAATGCAAATAGTCTACCAACTTCTGATGCGTCACAAGCATTGCTTGGGGCGTCTTTGGTTGGAATGAATGGAACTCCGTAAATAGAGTCTACATGTATACCTACACCAGTTCCTTTGAATGTTTGAATTCCGTTAACGTCAACTTGGACTAATGCTTCACCGTATGGATTTGCAATACGGACAGAAGGCATATACAAGCCTTGGATTTCGGAATAAACTTCGTGTGAACCGAGGAATACATTTGGATCTTTACCAGCTTTCTTTCTAACGTCTCTGAGGAATGTTCTAAGAACATCATCAGTCATAATACCATTAGTGCCGATTGTTCCTGATGGAGAAGACACGGTAGAGTCATAGGTAGTACCTGCGTCTCTATCAATTGGACTTGCACTTGCTGTTGCCCAAGGGTCATAATAACCGTCTGAACATCCGCCTAGTGCGTCCTCTTCTGCATCGGATGAAATGATACGATCTAGTGTCTCCCAGTTGAGAGTACCAGTGTTATCATTACATGCACCTGCACAAGCTGCAACTGCTTCCACATCGGACATTAACATTCTGTTTAACAATTCTTTATGTTGAACTGCCATGAATAATCTAAGTGAACCTAGACCACCCCAGATGTCGTCTTTACTGTGAGTAGCTAACCACTCCATTACCTCTGAGGCACTGAATGGTAGTTGAGCTGTTTTTGGTTTGACATCGATTTCTGCTAGTGTTGGTTTTAAGGTATTGGCAATTAAACCACCTTCGATTGTACCACCCAATGTAGTAACACATGTATTAGCACATGCACCGTGAGTAATACTATCGGCTTTAGCGGTTATAACCCTCCATCCACTCTTGTCCCACGGGTACTTTGGTAAAACACCAAAAGCATTGGCTTCCATGTTGAGCTGAGCCCAAGCATATGCACCAAATATGGCGTTAAAAGTTCCTGTGGTTGAAGTTGTGATTGGAGAATCTGCCTTTCTCAATGAGTTGCGGTTGTGTCCATAGTAAAGTGCTTCTAGTTCGTCAATAGTATTTATTTTTACCATTGTGGAACCTCGCCTTCACCTGGTTGTCCGAACTCACCACTAAGAATACGCTTACCGATTGAACTAAGTCCTTCTGCACCAACTTCTCTAGAAGCCTTCAACACAGGGTTGAGTTCAATACCAGATGATTTCTCAATGGTATCTAATGATGCGTTTGGTCTTGGTGTTTCGGTTGTAAAAGCATAGTTTTGTTGAGAAACTGATTTTTCTTGCATAGATAGATTGGATTTGTCATCACCAGTTGAATTTTCTGGATCTGCTTCCTTAATACCTGCTTGTTGGGAATTACTTTGATATTCATCAGGGGTCTTGACTTTAGCACCAATATCGTCTTCTGCTGAAACTTTTGGTTTCAACGGTAAGTCGGTTGGTTCTTCTAAAGCTTTTAGACGTGATTCAAATTTATCAAGGGTTTCGCCTACATAGCTGATGTCATCTCTAAGTCCGTTAATATCGAACCCTTTAATGACGTCTGCAAGAGCATCTAAAGATTTTTCGACTTTATCGTCTTTTTCTTCGGATTCCTCTTCTTTGCTTTCTTGCTCATCTTTATGATCTTTGTCGTCAGTCATGTTGTTACCATTTATATTGAATTTGATATATATAAGGTTTCTTGATACATTTATATAGGACTAGATTTCATCTACTTTTCGTATTCTTCGTTATCATTACCGTTAGCATTGTCATCCCAACATGATGTACACTTTTCTTGTATTACTTTACGTGGTTGTTGTTCTCCTGTACTCTGTTGTGCATTGTCATAGGAGGCCCCCGTTCTAACTCCTCCATCTCCGTGACCAGGATCTGCAATATTTGTAGATTTATCGGTAAAAGCCTCTGCTAATTCATCTATATTGGTCCTTAAGTTGTCTTTTTTACCACCTTCTGCGTTATTTGCTGCCATTCCACGATCAAATTTGATTAATTCTTCTACAGTTTTTAATTTACTTGCCAAGTCAGGATCTAATTTACCCATAGTATGTGCGTCTGCTGCACTCCAAGATCTACCATCATGCTCCCCAATACTGTTAGCATGTTGATTTCCGGTTTGCCTTCTACCTACCTTAGATGATGGTATATCACCTGTTTTTACACCTAACTCTTCTCTCTTATGGTTTAGTTTATTTTGTTGATTACTAGTTAATTTTCCTGATGATTCAAACTCTCTAGAATGTTCTAACAATTTAGTCTTCTTTAATCCTTCCGCACCTTCCTCATTTACTGGTTCAGATACATGTTTAGGTTGAATTTTAGCCTGTGGTGATTTAGATTCATCGTCTCTAGTGACCCCCGGTTCTCTACCAAAGTTACCATTTCCTGGTTCTGACCATGTACTACCACATCCTTCTACCTTCATTAACTCAAAAGCCATTTCTAACATCTTTAGTTTATTCTGTACATCTGTTCTCTTTCGTCTTGCTGCCATTCGCCTTGCACGTTGTTCTTCTGTTGCTATTCTTTTAGTATTTGGTATTTTATCTTGATGTTCTCTTGGTTTTACTTCTGTTGTCATATTATGGGCCCTCCCACTTTGACTAGAATATCTACTTCTTGGGTTAGTTTTGACTGGTTTCTTGTTACTCTGTGCTCTAACCCATTTTGGTATTCTCTCTTTCTTACCTGTAATTATATTGACAACTTTTGCTGGGATTTTTTTACCAGTTTCTTTATCTTCTATCGTTTCTGTATATTGTCTACCTATTGTAGGTTTTGCTCTATTAGGGTTATAATCATCATCGTCACCAAAGCCTTTAGCTAAAGCTTTTTTTTTAAGTTCTAAAGTTAGCACTAACATCTTTAATATGGTTGCAGTTTTCTTTCTTTCAGGTCCTTCTGGATGACCACTTACATGTTCTAGTTTCTTTTCTTCTTCTAGACCTGCGTCTTCTAATGCTTCTTTATTATCTTCATCTTGTGCTTTACCATCATATACCATAGGATCTTCTTTCTTCTCATTTGCTATTTCAGCCATTAGTTCTTTTTGTCTCTTTGTTGGACCTGAGTTGACTGGGTTATTAGTGCCCTCGGTTCCAGTTGTTACGGCACCTCCATCACCACCATCTTTTATTTTATCAGTTGATGGAGGTTCACATACGCCTATTTGTTCTTTACGTGAGTAAACGGCATCATCTTTAGAGTGTCTACCCTTGAATTTCTCTCTATCAATTTCACTCATATTCTTATACATATCATTATTTTGACCTCTGGTATCACGATCAATGGTTTCCTTTGCTTCGTTTAATATAGGTTTATTATCTAATGGTAATTTATCTACACCTTGTTTTCCGTCTACGGCATCTTTCAATACATCTTGGTCTATTGTGTCTTCTCTTAGTTCCCTATCCTTACCTTCAATTAATGATGAACCCCCATTATTCTTACTAGTACCATGATATGTTGAACCGTTCTCTTGTGGCTCTCCTCTGTTGTTTTCTAACTCTTCGTTAGTTGGTGCTTCTTTCTCTTTAAAGGCTTCTGATTGTTCATCTCTGTGTTCTGGTTTATTTGAACCTGTTACATCTGATAGTGGTTCCCCTGTTTTCCATTTGTCTGCCATATTTTCATCATATGATATCTCTTTTTGTCCTTCTCTACTTATCTTACCTCCACCATGTCTATTATTAAACTGATGACCAAACTCACTTGCATTTTGACTATCTGCTGCTGGACAAGGCATTAATGAACCATGAACTTTACTTGGTGATATTTTTCCATCGATCACAGCATCTTGTTCTTCGTTACCTGCTATCTTACCTGGTTTTTGATGACTAGGTGTATCTTCTGCTGCTATGATTGGTTCCTTCTTTTCAATATAACATTTAAATTTATCACATCTGATACACATCTTACCATTTCCTCTATCTGTTGTATTGCCGGCCATTGCCTTTGCTATATCATTATGTTGAGTAATAAGTGCTAATGGTACTGCTGGCTCTTCACATACGGCTACTTCGTATTGTTCTAAATCTTTAAGAGCATATGCTATTGACCCATCTTTCTCTACGGTAGGTGTTCTGCCTGTTTTAGTTGCACCACCGAATGATAGTCCTTTATACTTTCCATTTTTAATTGATTTCCATATCTCATCATCTAATTGATAATCTTTGAATATTTCTCCTTGTATTGTAATTGCTGGAAATTGTGTTCCGTCTGAATCTGTTACGGTAGTTGAAGCATAATTGATTCCTTTTCCCACTACTCTGTTAGAATGTGTGTCTGTAATAGGTCCCCCTCGGGCAATCCAAATTGGTAGGACTTTGAGTAGTTCATCTCTTACGGTGATCTCTCCCTGTTTATCTTTCATTTCTACGGTTAATACACCTTCAAACAATCTTCTGTCACTTTCTACGGCAGATAGATCCTTGGTGATTAGTTTAGAAAAAAATAAACGTTCTCCCATAGAGATTTATAATCTTCCGTGGTATATATTAATTCCCTCTAGGAAGTTACGTTTCTGTGTTTTACCACATCTGCTAACATTACGCCTGCTAGAGGTCCTAATACTACACCCAATGCTTGGATGTCAGGTAAAGGAATTTTATCTAGAAACAGTGCAATTCCAGCGATGCCTGTATATGCCCATAGTGCATGATACCTAAGAGCTCCTTTGCTTTCAAACATACCCATAATACTTGAATGCTCTATATAAACTTATCATATGGGACATCTATTGTCTGAGCGTAAGATCTCATGTGTTAGTAAGTCTTTCACTAATTCTTCATATTCAGAGTCAAGATCATCGTGATATTTTCTACTTCCATTGTCTAATCTCTTTGCTACAATTACCATAACTCTCTTTAGTGCAAATATGTCATCCCTTAATACCGCTATTTCTTTTGAGTTATCATTGATTGTTTTCTTTCTTTGTTTAAAGAAATTGAATATATACGCTCCTAATGTTGATACTACTAATAATACTGCCCCTGCGACTATTTCTCCTAAAAATTCAACCATACACTTATATATTAATAATATTATTTAAAGAATGGGTTTCAGTTCTTTACTCTGTATTAAATCTATAATCATTGACTGGTTTCTCATTATAGAGTCTGTGAATTCATCACGTACATTAGGCCATATAGAGAAATATCCACAACCCCAGCAGAACCTGAAATGGTATATCTGATCATATTCATCTCCTTCATCATGTATATGACGTTCAATCTCATATCGTGTAATTAACTTCTTACAATGTTTGCATTTGTTGAAGTCTTTGACAACATGTGATGCGGCCATACCCTTATATATTAATGGGTGTATATAAAGTTATGACGAATATATCCATGTATGTGTATGAACAATTGGCTGATTATGTACAATTATACCCAAAAGGTCAAGATAAAATAGTAGAAGATCACATGTGTGCATTCTGGATTAATGGTAAAAACGTAGTTATTATCAATAATAATAAGAAAGGTGTTGCAGGATATAGACCTGATTTCAGTAAAAGTATAGTTTATTTTGATGGTGGTGAAGAAGGATTCAAAAAATATGAAGATAATTTTGAACCAGTTGTTGAAATTAAACGTGATAGAAAGTCTATTACTTTTTCAGGTCAAGAGGTTGCACACTCATTTGCTATTGCTAGGGATGTTACCCAAGATGGTGAATATACACTAGGCAATATTAAAGGATATATTCTATATGATGAGAGTCTAAGTAGACTTAATTTAATAACTAATCCTGTAAAACACTGATTATTTTCTAAAGTTTTTAGTAATACCTTCTCGCATCATAAAGTCTTTACCCATGTTTTTCCTCATGGATTTCCAAAATGGATCTACCTTTGTAGTACCACCGGCTACTCTGAAATCGTGTAAGGTTTTTCTAATTACATGGTGACAATTATAACATAATCTAGCGTTTAGTTGTTTAGTGTCCCATGAATACTTACTACAGAACATACACAAGTCCCATCCCTTATCTGCTACTGTAACTAATGTGTGAACATTGTCTTTATGTCTACGACACCTTCCACATACTGTAAATAATGTGGCTGATACTGCTTTTTTCTTCTCACAACGCCAACAAAATCCTTCTTTATGGTTATTTACTGCTTTTTGTTCATCTTTTTGATGCATATCCCATAGTTTATTACCTATGGCAGTTCCACCTGTATTTACATCTAGTTTCTCAGCCATGTTGGTCGGTAAAGGCATCAAATGCCCCTCCTATTTCTCTAGATACTATTGCTTGACATGCTTCAAATGGTATTCCTGTTGTTTTAGCCATGTTTGCTACTATTGCTTTTGGATCTTTAGAGTGGAGCCCCTGCATTAAACACTCTCTAACCATGTCAAAGTTGTCTTTATTGATATATTCCATCGGATCTTTCTTTTTGTTAAACATCAGCATCCTCCATGTCTTTAATTATGTCCATCATTTCTGTCACTTCTATCTCATCTAACACATCCGTGGGATTTATATGTTTGGTAGTTAATTCACCTTTATTTAATTTATTTTCCTTTATTTTTATTTTTTTCTCGAGAAAATTAATAAATTTTTTACCGCTTATAGTCGTCTTATTCTCGTATTTGTTAAGAAACTTTGCATTAATTATTAATTTATTATTTATATTCTTAAAAATTCCTACCTTCAAATGTGTTTTATCGTCAGATATTGTCTTTAGCATCTGTCTTACCTTAACTTTGTTGGTATGGTCAAGTTTTAAGAAACTTAGTATATCTAACTCAGATGTCTTTGTGATGGTTAATTCCTTTAATAGGACCGTTTTGCTTGAATTGGTGATATTTAGCCCCTTTACCCTCCTTTTGTGATAAACATAGGCTCCTGCAGTTCCATCATATTTTACTGAAGGAACAACAATTACTGTGGCACCTCCAAGTCCGTTGGTTAAGAGTGTATTATCTCCTAACCCGTAGGTTAAAAGACCCATTCTAAACCGGAACCTTTTTCTTTGGATTATCTTCTGTTGCTACATCGCTTGCATCTTTCAAGTCAAACGTAAATAAAGCAGTAACGTCATCGTCATCATATATGATTAATTGATTACCTGTAATAACCTGTCTATTTGTATGTATTTTCCTGATAGTGTCAGTACGGTTTGCTACGTCCTCGTCCATTGTACTTATTCCATTGTCTAATAATCTTCCTGATCCCCCTGTACCAACATGTGATGTTGGATCTATATAGAACTCTGATACACATATTCCTATATTTATTTGATAACCGGCATTGTTATGTATAACAGTGCCTCTTATACTATTATTATCCGCTACTGGAACAGAACAAGCAATCATTATAATACCGTCAGTACAACCACCTATTATATATGAGTCTTGTACAATCCAATCTGTTGCATTATGGGATTTGAACCCATAACCTTTACTTCTGAGAATTTTAGTATCTTTAATAATACATGCCTCACAACAATGAATTTCAACACCATTTCCAGTTGCACAATAAATAAACAAACCATTCAATCTAGTCCTAAAACCGTGAAGGTTGAGAGCGTTATCTGTACCACAAGCATTTGTAGTTACCTCTAAACCTGCTATTTCTACATCAGTTGATGTTACACATACTGATGGACATCCTGCTGAACTTGGTGCAAGTACATATTTTCTCCCTGCAGCTCTAATATGTACTGCGTTTTTTGTAATTACAATTGGGTCAGTAATAACTACATCACCAGATGCATTTGGGGATCTTATTAATATGACATCATCACGACCTGATACTACAAGATCATGAGCTCTAGAGAACGTTTTAACGGCATTACATTGACTACATCCACTTAAACCATCATCACCACATATTGGGTCCAAATAAAACACATCACCAACTGCCTGTGAAATATTTTGAGATTCTAAAAGTTGTTGTATGTTTTCAATAGTCTGTGCACCTATGAGTGAAGGTGATAGTGATGACTCTATGGTTACTTATGTGAATGCTGAGGGGGCTATAGGGTTATTACAAAATACATTTAATGCAATTAGGTTCCCCCCTGATACTTGTACTGATTCATAACAAGGACCTGCTCTTGTATAATACTGCTAAATCCTTCTTAATTGCTTTAAGGGAATCTTTCTTATTCATTTTGATAATTCTTCCCAAAAATTTTGTGTGTCAAGTGGTAAATCTGTACCAAGTAATTCAATTTTATTAGACTTGTCTTTCCATATTTCAATTTTGAATTTATAACCTAAAAAAGAAAAAAAGAGATTCAAGAATGCAACCTCGCATCTTGAAGTAATTTTACATACAAGCCAATATGTTGCGGATTTAGGTCTATTCCGTAACTTGCAAACTCATTCTTGATTGTGGTTTCTACAATTATCAGACTTCTAATTGCAGGTACCAATTCATTCAAGACAACAGATTTTTCTGCATCTGTGTAATCTAGTTTGACTTGTGTTGTACTTGGTGTGTTGCCAGAATCTTTCATGTATGATTCATTTGCAAATTCACCACTTTCTTTGAAAGTCGCACATCTTGCATCTGTGTGGTCTTCTTTGCTAGAATACTCTTGCCACCATCCCATTTTGCCATCTTTGCCTCTTTTGCTTTCAGCAGGTGGGTTTTTGTTCTTGTTCCAAAAGTATCTAACACCGCACTTTTTGCAATGTGGTGTTTCATCTTTGTTATATGACATAATTTTTATCTCCTGAAATTTCTTTTTGTCGTAAATTGCGTAATTCTTTTAGACGTAATGATGCACATTTTGCTGAACAATACAACCTATGCCCAGATTCCTTTCGGTCAAAAGAATTATTGCACCAAACGCACAATACATTTTTACGGTGTCTGGCACTAATTTTTACCCTTACACGATTAGTATTTAGCCTTCTGCAATTATGACAGATTGATTTTGTAAAGGTGCATTCTTTTGCATACTTTCTACATTGAAAACACTCTATACGCATAACATAATTTGCCCTTCTGCAAGTATGGCAGAATCTGTATTTACGTTGGTGTAATCTATTAGTTTCAAAATCTGTTAAAGTATTCTTACATACAATAATGTCGTTGATTAATGAGTCTTTATCATCTTGAATAAAGAAAATTACTGAACTCATTTACCTTTAATCATGATTAGTTGGTCATCATGCTTAATCACATCAACATCTGATATGTTAACCATACCAGATACCTTTGGTCTATTAGGGTCAGTTGGCACTCTAACTGTGAGTCCTTTGAATTTCGCATCACACATGACATTCTTACTAGTGAGCATTTGTAATACCTTACCAGTTTCGTCTAACATCTCTGTGTACCACACATTCTTTCTAATATCAAATCTTAATCTGAATGCCTTGCACTCATCAGGGATATCAACATTACCTTTAATGGATCCAATCTTACCTTTACCGTTACCAGTAATCATAACTTTACCCTCGGCTGTCTCTCTTATTGATTCAATATTATCTTTATCAAAAGTAAATCTTCCGTGATGGATTCCATCAAACCAGGATCTACTTCCTATAGGAGCAGTGGATGCAACATCCAATGTGTACTCTGATAGAACACTTTTGAATTCACCCATTTTAGCACCTGGCTTTAAAGCCTCTATCCACCATCTATGGTTGTTTGGATCCCTAGCATTAGAATATACGAATCCTATTTGTGCTTTATCCCAATCCATGTCCAATGGTAACAAGTCTCTATCCTTAATCATTTCTTTGATTTCAGGTACTTTCATTGATGTTCCTTTAGGTCTTACTCCTCTTAATGTCCATACTATAGATGATTGAAATTTAGGTGTCCCCTCTTTAGTTTGAGAATAAGGGCTAACTCTTATTTGTGGTTCCAAGTCAAAAACTAAATCATAGCCAATTTCAGTTCTGACTACCATAGTCTTTACATCTGCTTTATACCTAACACTTCTATAAATCTCATTGGTTTTCTCTGGAGGCATTTGAGATGCGGAATTAACATACTGGTTAGTTTTTTTGTTATCCGTTTTTTTATTAGGAGCTTTAACTGAGTTTTTCCTCATTGAGTTGGCCATGTATTAGTATAGTCTAATCCTTATATTAATGTTTATATTTCTTCTATATGTTTTACAGATTTTACTACCAATGAAATACGATAAGGCCATACAACCTTCTTACCAGATTTCATGATATATTCATTATAATCTGTTGGTACTTCTATGTTCTTTTTTTCACCTGGCATTAATTGACTAGGGAATTTCTTTATTGTTACATAGTTCTTTTTTGTATCTTTCTCGCCACTGGCTGTTACTAGAATACTCTTACCAACTACATTAAAGTCTTTGATAGGCATCTCCCCCGTGTTATGAATCTGATACTTTAGTACCCTTGCCTCACCCATCATAAACTCGAAAGCCTTTTCAGGTGGGTCTATAATCATTATATCCTGTATGTTACCCTCAAGAGCCATCTTCTTCTGGTTCCTCTTCTACTGCTTTCTTGGCTTCTTCATATTGCTGTCCCGGGTTTTTGTAAGGTGCTCGTACCTCTTCCTCACTCTTTTCTATTTCCATATCAGGGAGTCCTTCTCGTCTGATTATATATTTAGTTTTAAGTCTATTCTTTTTCTTTTGTACAGTTTCCACTTGTCCTGGTTTAAGTTCCTCTTGTTTCTCTATAGTTGGATAATATATCATACCTGTTTTCTTATATTCTGATTCCCATGTTTTTAATATCATCATTGCCTGGTCTGCTGACATATCCTTCTCCATCTTCTTAAGCCAATACTCTTGGGTATGACCTATTGCTTTATTAGAAGCATTGAATGCACCGGACCTTTTTCCACCTGGACTTGGATGTCCTTGGCCTACACTACCTGCATCACTTGGTCTTTTATTCATTGGACTACCTTGTTTAGATCCAGATGTTCTTTCTTTGTCACCAGTTGCAGAGTCACCTCTTCCTGATTTCTTTCCACCTGTCTCACCACCTTGCATTTGCATACCCATTTCCATTTGAGCCTCTGCCATTGCCAATTCAGGCATTGTTACTTGTTCAAACGTTGGTTCCTTGTCTGCAATCCAGTTTCCATCATGAGTTCTCTTAATATTGAATCCCATTTGTTGTAGTTGAGCATAATTCTGAACTTTTTGGGCTTCAATTTCCAATTCTCTAAGTTCATCGGCTTCTTCACCGGCTTTTAACTTCAAAACCCAATCATCAACTTGTAATTCAAGTGCTAATCGGTCAAAAATATGAGTTTTCAAGAAATCTTGACTCCATTTCACTGCTCTGTTGGTAATTGTGACTTGCATTCCTTCACTTGCCCATCCTGCAGGCAATTCTCCGAAATAAAGTGGCAAAACACCAAAGGCTGCACCAATAATTTGTCTTAATTCTTGTCTAATATTGATAAATTCTAATTCTTTTAGTGATCCGGTGAAATCTATCCATTGAGCCATCTGTCTTCCACCTTTATCGGACTCTACAAGCAATGGATGTATCATGTATGGGTCTTCAACTGCACGTTGTTCCAATGCACTCCATGCTTTTCTGAAAGTTTCATAGTTTCTTGACGCAATAACCAATAATCCTCTTGGTGGTCGCATCTTGTCAAAGTATTTTCTGATATATTCATCCATATGTGATAGGGACATGACCTTTGACCATAATGCATAGATAGGACTGAACCCGTAAATGAGTCCTGGTTTATATTTACCTGCTACCCAGATAACTTCACCCTGTCCATAGATAACTCTCTTTGGTTGTGGTATACCTACACTGTATACTGATGATACTTCAAGCAATGCTTTGAGTGCTTTGGCACCACATCGATCACATTTTCCTTTTGAAAGTCGTTTATCTCTATGTTCAAATCTAGGACATACATATACTGCATTCCTTTTATCGTCAAATCCTATTCTACCATCAGAGTCAGCAATCATTGCTACTTGAGGGGGATCTATTCTTAACAGTTCTTTAATCTCAGTCTTCTCAAGATCAATCTCACCAGTAGCCTCATTAATGTAATAGTTCTTTAAGAGTAATAGATATGCATTGTCAGCAATATCCAGGTCCCTCTCTAGTTGTCTGCCTACATCTTCTATGGTTTGGTCGTTGTTATTAACATATCTAGTGTATAATGCTTGTAATTTCTTTCTGTTCTCTGGTTTTGGTCTTCTGATATTGGTTGATTTACAGTCATCACATTCTACGGTAGCATCATCTGTTGATTTTGTATCATTTGGAACCTTGTTATGAGCACCTGCATCCATATCATCTCCTTTCTCAGGCTTGGAGTCAAACTCTTTACCACAGTTCTCACATTTATACTTCCATTTCTCTACTACTTCAAATCCGTTCTTGAATGCTTCTCTGTTTAATGTCTCTATTGATATCCTAAGTGCATCTACGTTATCTGCTAGTTCGTAGATCATTATTAATGGGAATGGGAAAATTGGTAGTTTGGCCCCTGTATCAGTAGCCATGTAAGGCTGCATAATAGCAGGACGTGAGGTGGTTTCTGTGAACCCTTTGTTAGTAAAATTTAGATTACTTATGGACTTTGCTATGCCTGCTAATCCTTCTCTTAAGCCCATGACTTATAAACGTGTGCTATGTATATAAAATTTTCTGAAAAAAAATAAATTTTCTGTTAAATAAATAAATTTTTTAATGAAAAGGAGGCGTGAATTGTGACTCTACACATTTCCACGCTAGGTCATCATCGCCAAAAAGGCGGTCTAAGTCGGGCACCGTCAGGGTGGACATCGGGTGTCCCGAGACGACCATACTAGTATATATGCGTTGTCTAATATATATGTTTAGCTGTTAACAGGAACAATCACTGCATTCGCAGTTATCACATTCACAAACCTTATGATCTATACAATCACAGTTAGAACAGTCACATTCAATCGGTTTCATATTCGGGTGTCCTTTTCTTATCTTTCTTAGAATATTTAGATTCAAATGATTTCTTTTCAGATTCGTATTTATCTATATTTTTAGATTTACCGAAGAAATGAACAGGGCAACCCTTACCTTCTTTACATTTACATTGACCGAATAGTGCCATACCTTACTATAGGTACTATGATATTTATATATTATGTTCGTGCCTAAATGTTTCTAAACTCGAGAATAGAAAGATAGGTAAAAAAGTAGTGTACAAAGAAAAAAAAGTTATTAAATAAATAATATTAAGAAAAAAAACTATTAAATAAATAATAATTATTACTATACAAATATAGATTTATATGATACTATCACTATATAATAACATGAAACTAACAGCAGAAGATTTCATAGCAAGAGGTGAAGGAGGTTTTTATGCAATTCCTGAACATATTGTAATAAAATGCCTAGATAACCAAGATAAATTAGAACGCCTTGAAAAATTAGCCCAAGACCGATTAGAAGTACTGATTGAGTTTAAAGAAGAATGTAACAGATTAAAAGAATCTATGAACGGAGGTTAAAATGAGATTATGTAAATGGGAAGATCCTATGAGACAAACTAACACTAAGAGAAGATATGAACTATTAGATATCCTTGGTGCTAAGTGTGCATGTGGTTATGATGATAAAAGAGCCCTCCAACTTGATCATATTAATGGTGGTGGAAATGCACAAGTAAATAAATTGGGTAGTAAATCAAACGTCTATAAGTATTATCTTGAAAATCCTGAATTTATAGAAAGAGACTTACAGGTTCTCTGTGCAAATTGTAACTGGATTAAGAGACATACACATAAAGAATTACAAAGGGTTTAATCTTATTTGGTAGAATCACAAATCGGATTCTTTCTTCTCATTTTTCTTACCTTTCTTTCTGAATAATCCATCTACGCCCATTTCACAAGATTCTCCAGAACATGCACAACCCATATAATTATTATGTGTGCCTACTATATTAATCTTCTTGTTTCTTGGCTTTAGGTTTGACTTTAGGGTTTGGATTGGTTTTCTTTACCTTATCCAGGGTTTCATTACTTTTCTTAAGTTGGTAAGCACCATACTCTGCATCGAGATCCTTTTTCTGTAAATTATAATCTACCAATTCTGCTGCTACTCTTAATACCTTCTTTTTATTCGCTTGTATTTTTCTGACCAAGAACGGTTGTTTATCTTCCATAGCCTCTATCTCTTCTTGGAATCCTTCCAATTCAAAGTTGGCCTTTGTGATTTTTTGAGTCATTGACTCTATTTCTTCAATTAGTATATCTATTCGTTCTTCCATCTTTCTTCAATATCTTTTATGCTAACCGGGTATATATTTCTTTGGCTCTCTAGAATTATATCGAGGAGGCACTTTCTACAATAACCACTACCAATACCCATAGCAATACCTCTACAAGTCTTACAAGGCAAACTCCTATCCATATCTTCCATAGATTTATATGTGTTATAACCGTATATTAATTTATGTGGAATACAAAAAGCGATGCTGAAGAACATTACCAGGACCTATTATTAGTCAAAGAACATGTAGCAAAAGAGTTCGAGGATAATAGAAATGGTGGTATGGTTATAGACAAGGAAGCAAATGATTATAGAATGGGTGTTATTGATAGATTGATTAAAGACTCTGATTCTGAACGTAAATCTAAATCAGAGAATAAAAACCCAGGTATGCAGTAATGAACTTTCCAAATATCAATGACAGGTATATAGAAGCAATGGCTGAGAAAATACTAGGTAAGGAAGAAGTTAAAGGTATACAGAAAGACTTTACTGCTATGATGGAAGCAGTGTATGGTGATAACAAATGGGTTTCTTAAGCGGTCTAATATGGGGAGTACCCCTAGGTATGGTCCTCATTGTTGCTGTACTGTTTAATGAGTTTGGTGTTGTAAATATATCAGATGTTATAGATGAGTATATATTCATGTTTGAAGGGTTTGATTGTAAAGAACTACATACATACTCAATAGAACATGATCTAGGCTTTGCAAAGAAATATGTATTTGAAAACTGTTTCAGGGAGTTAGGTAAAGTATGAGAGGTTTATGCCAGGAGTGTTTTACTTCAAACAAAGATTTATATTTGGTGAACGGTATAGGTAAGTGTGGGAAACATGGAATTTTACAAAGTAGATAAAGAGCCCCTAAACACATGTGTTTGTGGGTATAAGAACAAACGGTTCATAGGCAAGTATTGTACTATGAGTTGTTATTACAAATATGAGGTATTACGATGAAGGAATATAAATTCAGTATAACAAATAAAATGTTAGCAACTGGTGACGGTTTTGGTGCATTTGGCAATAGCCTTATGATGTACGCTGTAAGCCAAGCTAACGAGAAAAACCCAAGTTTTATGGTAACTGGTATTTCGTATAAATATGTACCAGATGATACTGTAGAAGAGGGTACTCATGAATGGACTATGAAGTTGATGAATAAAGAGGAACTCTTAAAATGAACGTAGTTAAAGATGGATTTCAAGTGAGAAAGATTCCAAAAGAAGAAGTACATGGTGCAATAGCACCGATTTATTTAATGGGACTTCCTGGGGATCTAGACAAATTAGAGGATCAATTGATTCACGTAAAGGATTTAGGTGGGTCATTTGATTACGAGAAAAAGGAGTTAGAGGCATGATTATAGAAGCAACTGACGATGCAAAACACACACAATGTTCAAAGTGTCATAGTGACATGATTAAGACAAAGTCGGACAAGTGTTGGAAATGCAAATGAGATGTCTCAGATAGTCAAATGTCCAGAGTGTAAGACAGATACACATAGGGTAATTCTTGCTGGTAAGCAGGCCCTATGTATAAACTCTAAATGCCCTATTCAGAAATTTACTGTGCAGGACTTTGTAGAGGGGGAATCTAACAAACACCATAAGGACAAAGGCAAAGAGAACAAGTCATATAACAACTCTGGGAGAAAGAAATGAAAAGAGCAAATATACCGAACAAATATATAGCGGATCGGTATGTACAGAGTCGTATTCAACAACTTGAAGAGATGCATGTAATACATAAGAAATCTCTAAAAAAGATAGAGAAAGAAATTGATGGTATAAAGGAGGCATATTGGTATGTCTGATTGTGGTATAAATAACCCTACAAAAACATTCGTAGTTAATACAGTACCCATGCCTACTGGTAATGGTACCAGTTGGTTCAAGACCATATTTGAACAACGTGCTGAATGTGCCTACTGTAAATGCAAGACACTTAAAACATTATGTAACCCATGCAGGGACCTATATGAACATGATATACTAAGTCATATAAGAGACACTACATTACACACAAGTGTGTTTGAAAAAAACCCTGTTAGTGTTAGAAGTTATACTAGAGTAAGAAAGAAAATCTAAACAAGTGTCTTAGCACACTTGCTACATATGTTGGTACCCTCTCTTTTTTGGTCCTCATCTGTCATTGCATCACCACAATAACCACATGCTGCGATACCCATAGCCATAGGGTCTACAGTACCGTCTCTAAGGCCTTGTACCAGTTTCTCTATTTCAGCTTTCTCTGCAGGGGGCATTTGTTCAAGTTCCATTATAAATTCGTCATCAAACGTAACCTCCCATCCCTTTCCTACTTTGGTTGCTGACGCTCTTCCACTGTTAGGTTGTACAGGCCCGCTAGGGCCTTTTTCGGTATTAGGCATGTTTATAAATCCTTGT